AAATTTTTGATAGACGAAATGCCTTATTTTTCAAACGAATGTCCATTCTATGATGCAAGTATAGGTGGTATATGTAAATGTGATGGGTGTATATGTAATTATATGTCTTTACCAAGTCAAGAAAAAGGTGAACAAACAGAATGTAAATGGTTGATCCAAAAGGAGGAAGAAAAAGAATGAAATTTTCAAACACATCAGTAATGAACTTCGAGAATGCCTTTAGAGGACTTAGAAATCCAATGAATTCTTGGTCTAAAAGCGATAGTCATTATAGCTGTAGTGAAGAATTTTTCTGTAAAGGATGTACAGTAGATTCTCGCTGCGGTGAGTATAAAAGAAGTGATGATTATATTATTGGTAAAAATGATATGAAGCTCGCACAAACACTTATTAAAGCAGGAAATGAGCATAGAAAGTTTATGAGACAGATATTTATTTCAGTTGATATAACAGCTCCTATCTACTGGTGGAAGGAATTTGATACATATAAGGTAGGAACTACAGTTAATTCTACTTCCACAATGCATAAACTCGCCACAACACCAATTACATTAGAGTGTTTTGAGATTGATGATTATGATGATACATTAGTTACAACACTTCCTGATGGAGACGAAGAAGATCCTGGTAATTGGACAATGTATTCATCTGAAGAACCTAAATCAATCATTGATTGGATTGAATCTCTTAGACTCGCATATCTCGAAACAAAGGACAAGAGATACTGGAAGGAACTTATAAGATGGCTTCCTGAAAGTTGGTTACAGACAAGAACAGTTACTATGAATTATGAGAATGTCCGTAATATGTACTTCCAGCGTAAAAATCATAAACTTACAGAATGGTCGGAGTCATTCATTAAGTGGGTAGAATCGCTTCCATATGCAAAAGAATTAATTATGTATGAGGGTTAAAATTATGACATCTTTTTATATTATTTCAGGCGAAGAGTATGAAGAATACAAAGAGTTAAAAAAGAAAAATAAACCAATGAGAAAATTGCTTGGATACGATAAATGTTATTGTCCTATGTGTAATTATGTGGTTGATAATGCCGTTCCAAGACAGAATTATTGTGATAAATGTGGACAAAGATTATATAAGAGATGGTATAAGAAAAAATAGGAGGAGACAAGTGAATAAATTAGATATTGCAGCTAGAGTCAGAGAACTTAACAGAGCATCAGAAGCTTATTACAATACTGGGCAACCTATTATGAGCGATTATGAATTTGATAAAAAAATAGAAGAACTTAAACAATGGGAAGAAGAAATTGGCATTGTATTATCTAATAGTCCAACACACAATGTTGGAGCAACGGTATTAGATAATATAAAGGAAGTAACTCATAAAACACCGATGTTATCACTGGAAAAGTGTCATAGTGTAGAAGAAATTATTAAGTTTGCAAATAATCATAATCTTGTGGCTTCTATAAAACTGGACGGATTAACAGTGCGTCTTACTTATAAAGATGGTGATTTGGTTTTAGCAGAATCCAGAGGGAATGGTATAGTCGGATCTGATGTGACCGAACATGTTAAGCAATTCACTAATGTTCCGTTACATATTAATAAGGAAGGAACTTATGTGATAGATGGTGAAGCATTAATTAAGTCAGATGATTTTGCCGAAGTCAACAAGAACGGAGAATATAAGAATAGCCGTAACTTAGCAGCAGGGACATTATCAAGCCTTGATACATCGGTTGTCAAAGAGAGAAGACTGTCTTGGTATGCTTGGGAAGTGGTTGAAGGTGCAAAGGAAAATGATTCATTTACATTTTCACTTATGGAAGCAGAAGAATTAGGGTTAGATGTTGTTCCTAATGCTAATCTAGGATATTCGGAAATGGATATAGAAGAAGTTATTGAGTATTGTTTTGATAAAGCAAAAGAATATAATCTTCCTCAAGATGGCGTGGTATTTAAGTTTGATGATGTTGAATATGGAAAGTCTCTTGGAAATACAAGTCATCATTTCAGGAATGGTATTGCCTATAAAGTGTTTAATGATTCAGTAGAAACAATATTAAGAGATATTGAATGGAGTTGTGGTAAGACTGGAATTTTAACGCCTGTAGCAATTTTCGATACGGTAGACATTGATGGTAGTGAAGTAAGTCGTGCATCATTACATAATATTAGTATAATGGAAGAAATTATGGATAGTCCTTGGATTGGACAAAAAATAGGTGTTTATAAGGCAAATTTAATTATACCAGCAATAAGATGGGCAGAACAAGTAGACTATGATAATCAGAATAGTTCTAATAAACAATTTCTTGATATACCATCTGTTTGTCCGATATGTGGTCAACCTACAAAGATTATAAAAGAGAACGATTCAGAAGTTCTTTACTGTACTAACGAAGATTGTAAAGGACGATTACTTGGTCAACTTACTCACGCCGTATCAAAATCAGCTCTTAATATTTCGGGGCTTTCAGAATCTACTCTCGATAGATTAATCAAGTTTGGTTGGGTAACTTCTATTAAAGATATTTATCATTTATCGTCTTATAAAAATCACATGCAGATACTTGATGGTTTTGGTAAAAGGTCTATTGAAAAACTTCTTAACTCTATTGAAGAGTCTCGTAATACAAATTTGCAGCGTTTTCTTTATGCCTTATCAATTCCATTACTCGGAAAATCAGCAAGTAAAATGATAGCAGAAGCAGTTGATCGTGATTTCGATACTTTTATTGATGAAATGACGATGAAAGGTGCAGAATACTTTAAATATTTACCTGGTATTGGAGATGCATTAATAAATTCACTAAATACTTATTGGAAAAGTCACTACTCAGAAATAATTCAGTTAGCAAATGAATTTACTTTTGAAAAACCTAACTTAATCTTAAATGAAATCCCAAAAACATTACAAGGTAAAACATTTGTAGTAACTGGTTCTGTCAATCATTATAAAAATCGTGACGAATTGAAAGCCGATATAGTTACTCATGGTGGCACAGTTGTAGGTTCTGTAAGTTCTAAAACATCTTATCTTATTAATAATGATATAAATTCCACATCGTCTAAAAATCAGAAAGCAAAATCGCTTAATATCCCAATTATTTCAGAAGAAGATTTTTTAAAAATGATTCAGTAATCAGAGAATATTCTATTGAGAATCAATCTCACAATAAAAGAAAGCAGGTGATAAAGATAAGTAAGGTAAGAAGATTAGTAGCAGGATCGCTATTAACTGCTTCAGCTTTAACTTGTATAGTCCCCTTATGGGGACAAAATAATATACAAACTGCTAAAGCAGCACAGGAAGGTCAGTACATATATTCAAGAGTATTTACTGATTTAAAGAAGAATTTTGAAAAAGAAAAGACTCGAAAAGAGTTAGAAGAAAAAGAAGCTATGGAACAAATTATCGCTAGGGAATATGAGAGTTTAGAGAGCGAAATTGAAGAATACTTGGGAAAATATACAGATTATCCTGTTCCAGATAATAAGCCCTTTAAATCTTATATGGATGCTGAAACTATTAAGGATAAAAGCTCAAAGCAATATGCCATGAAATCAACATTTCTTCTTGATTATAACACGGGAATATATATGATTGGTAATAGATATGCTTGTGCTTTAGGTTCATTCTACTCAACTGATATAGGAACTGAGTTTGATATTGTCTTAGAGAGCGGAGAAGTTATTCCATGTGTCTTAGCTGATGTTAAAGATGATGAACATACAGATTCTCTTAACCAGTATACAGTTGCAAATGGTTCAATTGTTGAGTTTGTAGTACATACAAACACACTTATTCCTAATATCTCAAATCGTTGGGGTAATACAGGAGATGTATCTAAGATAGCTGGATTTGAAGGTGAAATAGCTTATATAAGAATTTATGAAAGATGAAAGGGAGTAACTATGTTAGAGACAACAGCGGTTATTACTTTAGACACTATTCAACGAGTTAAAAATTTTGTTGAAATAGTTACGAAATATGATGAAGAAATAACAATTAAGTCACACAGGTATGAAGTCAATGCCAAATCAATAATGGCAATATTTTCCATAAATCTACTTGAACCAATCAATGTGTGTCTATATTGTGATGATTCATTGGTGGTAAAAAGATTTGTTAATGATATGAAAGGATTTGAAAAGATATGATTATATTGGTAGGCAAATCTTGTTCTGGAAAAGATACGGTGGTTAAGGAATTAACGAAGATGGGTTACAACAAGATTGTAACCTGTACTACAAGACCACCAAGACCAGGAGAGATTAATGGAAGAGAATATCATTTTTTAGACAAGATGAATTTCTTAACCAAGATTGATTGTGGTAGTTTTGCAGAATACAGAATATACGAAACCGTCTCAGGAGCTTGGTATTATGGTTCTTTACTTGAAGATTATAATAAGTCACATTCTGTAATTATTCTTACGCCTGATGCTTTAGATAAAGTAAGAAGTAAGATTAATGAGAATGTAACTGTTATTTATCTTGAAGTATCTAATAGAGAAATTAAGCGAAGAATGTTAAATAGAGATGTTGACAGAGCTGAGTCTAAGAGAAGATATAAGGCTGATAAAAAGGATTTTAGACATATATCTAAAAAAGTTGATTATATTGTACATAACGAAAATAGAACAGCTTTTGAGACAGCCTTAATATGCAAGGAGTTAGATGAAATCAAAAAAAAGAATAACAGAGAAAAATCAGAAGAAGGACAAGATCTATTGTAGTAATAGGACTTGTCCTTATATGGAATGTGTAAGGTATTACAAGAATATTCCATATAATGTGTTAATTCTAAGAGAGAATTATAAATTGGATAAGAATAATGAATGTCCAAATATATTATTAGATTGGGGTGATGACATATAAAACTTTATTGCGATTTTGATGGAGTTATTGTAAATACAATTGCTGCAATATGTGATTTATACAATGAGGACTTTAAGTATTACAGCGATTATAAGTATATTCTTCCAGAACAGATTAAGACTTGGGATTTTGAAGAACTTAACTGTGCAAGTAGAGAATATATAAATACATATTTCAATCAGCAACGATTCTTTGATAGGTTAAAGTTCATGCCACAAGCTTATGAAACACTAAGAAAATTTGCATTACATAATGAAATAATTATTGTCTCTTCTGGTTATAGTCCTAATCTTAAAGCAAAGGAAAGATGGTGTAAAGAACACCTTCCGTTTTGTCAGTTTATTGGAGTTAATTTCAAAGAATATAATGATAAATCTCATATAGATATGAGTGGTGGCTTATTTATTGATGATTCTGCACATAATCTTGAGACTTCTAATGCTGATACAAAGATTTGTTTTGGCGAGATTTATCCTTGGAATAAGGAATGGAATGATAAACATTGTTGGGATTGGAATATGATATACCAGCTTTATAAAGCAGAATTGGAGGATTAATTATGTTAAGAGAGACTACAGAAATTAACATGGATAATATTACTACTGGTGATTGCATTGAATTGTTTGAATGTAAGAATACAAGAGTCGTTATTAATGATGGTAATGTTATTGGATTTGAGGAGGAATAAATATTGAAGGTAATTAAAAGAGATTGTTCAGAAGTTGATTTTGATAAGTCTAAGATTTCAACTGCAATTCTTAAAGCAATGAAAAATGGTTCAGGTATTGTAAAACAAAAGATTGCAGAAGACATTGCAAACGAGATTGAAGAAGACTGTAAGGATAAAGACGAAGTAAGTATCTCTGATATTGAATCAATGGTTTATGATAAATTGATTACTAAGAAGCAGAGACTTACTGCAAAAGCATATGAGGGATATAGAAGTATTCGTGAGTTTCAGAGAGAAAACGAGAATACAATTGATACAGAAATCACAGAATTGTTGAGTGGAGAAAGTGACTATTGGAATAACGAAAACTCTAATAAAAACCCAAGACTTAATACAACGCAGAGAGATTATTTAGCAGGAATTGTAAGTAAGGATGCATCAAGAAGGTATATCCTACCACCTGAGATAGTACAAGCTCATGATGATGGATTGATTCATGTACACGATCTTGATTATCTTATTCAGTATATGAACAACTGCTGTCTTATTAATCTTGAGGATATGTTACAAAACGGTACAGTAATTAGCGAAACATTGATTGAAAAACCACATAGTTTTTCTACAGCATGTACAGTTGCAACACAAATTATTGCACAGGTCGCTTCAAGTCAGTATGGAGGGCAGAGTATTTCTTTAGCACATCTTGCTCCATTCGTAGATATTTCAAGACAGAAAATCAGAAAAGAAGTAATTGAAGAACAAGAATATCTTTATAGAAATATTGATGAAAAAGAATGGGTTAAACCTAGAAAAGTTCTTGGTAAGAAGTTAAGAAAAGATCAGGAAAAGTTCTATAAAAATAAAGATAGATTGCTCAAATTTATTGATGCAACTGACATTGAAGATATTGTAGAAAAGCGTTTGAAAAAAGAAATTGAAAAAGGAATCCAGACAATTCAATATCAAATCACAACGCTCATGACAACTAACGGTCAAGCACCATTTATTACATTGTTTATGTATCTCAATGAAGCACATAATCAGAGAGAAAAAGATGATTTGGCAATGTTAATCGAAGAGGAACTTCGTCAGAGTTATCTTGGTGTAAAGAATGAAGAAGGTGTCTATATCACACCTGCATTTCCAAAAGTTATTTATGTTCTTCAGGAGGACAATATTCATGAAGAAGATAAGTATTGGTATCTTACTGAGATGGCAGCTAAATGTTCTATGAAAAGATTAACTCCTGATTATATCTCAGAAAAAATTATGAAAGAGATGAAAGATGGTAACTGTTATCCTGTAATGGGATGTAGAAGTGCTTTAACAGTATGGCATGATGAAAATGGTAAACCAAAATTTTATGGACGTTTCAATTCTGGTGTTGTAACTGTATCATTACCAGATATTGCATTATCATCAGGTGGAGATTTCAATGAATTTTGGCGTATATTTGATGAACGTACAGAGTTATGTCATAAAGCATTAAAGATTAGACATCAGAGATTACGTGGAACAAAGTCAGATGTTGCTCCTATTCTTTGGCAACACGGAGCATTTGCAAGACTTAAAAAGGGTGAATCTATTGATAAACTACTTTTTGGTGGCTATTCAACTTTATCCCTTGGTTATGCAGGACTTGCTGAATGTGTTAAGTATATGACTGGACATTATCATTGTGATGAAGGTATTGGAGAAAAATTTGGTCTTGAAGTAATGCAAGCATTGAATGATAAATGCTCTCAATGGAAAATAGATGAAAATATTGATTACAGCTTATACGGAACTCCATTGGAGGCGACTACGGAAAAGTTTGCAAAAAAACTTAAAGAGAGATTTGGCATTATTGAAGGAGTTACAGATCGTACATACATCACAAATTCTTATCATATCCCAGTATTTATACATATTGATGCCTTTGGGAAGCTTCGTATTGAAGCTAAAT